CCTGTGTCTTTGGCAGGGAGAGCGCCTGCGATGCGACACTGGAAAAGAATATCCGATTATCAGATAAGGAGTGGAAAAATCATGACAGAAGGAAAGCTGCAGAAAATAATTGACTTGAGGAAGGCAATCGCAATGTGCGAGTGCATCATAGGGGATCTCCAAGAGGGCGTGTGGGTATCGCTTAAAACCCCGAACACCGAGGAGCATATCCCAGACCCGCTACGGATGGACCTGGAAGATTTTTTAAACAGGCAGCTCATCAAGTACAAAGAAGAATTTCAGAGAATATAAGGGGGTAGCGGGATGAAGGTTATTATCAAACAGCCGGGAAAAGAGCCGGAAGTAGCTGAAATCGAAAACACGCTGCCTGCGCTGCAGCAGGTGGTGGGAGGATATATTGAGACCGTGACACTGGCGGCTGATTGCTGCATTATCTGCAACGAGGAGGGCCGGCTGGAGGGACAGCCATATAACCTGACTTTTTGCGGAGTCAGCTTTGTAGGGCCGATCTTAGTGGTGGGCGTCGATGGGGATGAGTTTACTGGCCTCGACGATCGGCAAATAGATTGGTTGCTCCAACAGCTAAAAGGGGGAAAATATGGCGCAAACAGGAAGGAAGACGCTTCGCCGGTGGGACACGCGAAATGGATTGATACTTACAAAAATTTTGAAACCGCAGAATGCAGTAGCTGCCATTCTCAATTTGAGGTTACATTTGGCGGTGAATCAAACGGGGCTTTGTGGGATGGATTTAAGAGCTTCTACAAGTATTGCCCTAATTGCGGGGCAAAAATGGATTTGGAGGAGGAGGCACAATGACCGATAAAGAACTGGTCCACCGCGCGCTGATGGGAGACGAGCAGGCGCAGCAAGAGTGTACAGAAAAGGGGATTGTGCTGCCATGTCCATTTTGCGGAAATGAATACCCAGCAATTACAAATGTACAAGGATATGGTATAGAAATTAAGTGCCAACATTGCAATATTACCTTCAGCAGGGATTTTTATGGTTACGGAAGAGCAAAAGAACGCTGCCGATCGGTGACATTGAGAGCCTGGAACACCCGCCCAGTCCAGCCGGTTGGGAAGTGCAGGGATTGCAGATTTTGTGAAGGAATGAGCAAAAATCAGGCGTTGCATTGTTCGTTAAATAGCTTTGGAATCGAATATGGTCTCACTTTTATCACACCGGAAAGTTTTTGCAGCTACTTTGAACCAAAGGAGGAATCACCATGCCCACCAAAATCAAAGTAGGCGGCTGCCAGCTGGGAGACTGCAAGCGGCGCAAAGGGGACTATTGCTGTGCCGAGTGCGGAAACAGATCGCGCTGCCGGGAGGCTTGCAAAAACGACCCGAAGTTATGCGGGTGCTATATCCAATACAGCAAGGGGGATAAGTAAGATGGCAAGATGTGCAAAATGCGGCAAACAGGTAGTAGCGGGGGTTGTGCTCTGCAGTCAGTGCTATGAGGGAGCGGGATCGGCGCCCGCTACCGCGGAAGAACTGCAGAAACTTGCGGATGAGCTGGACAGATGCGCAGGACAGGCCGCGACCGACCTTTGGAAACTCCCCGCGACGCTGCCCGATACCTGCGCCAAGGCTGCGGCCGCAATCAGGCAGCTGCTGATCCGCGCGCAGGAAGCCGAGCGACAGCGCGATGCCGCAGTAGCGGACCTGAAGGATATCGGGCAGTGTGCGCATTGCATCCACGATAAGCCGCTTGGGTATAATGATGAGACGTGCGTAAAATGCACCCGCGGGAATCACTGGGAGTGGAAGGGGGCGGAGTCGAATGTCGAATAAAAATCTCCGCCGCCTGTCGCTCCTGGTCACGTCCCAGACGGCCTACAACCTGCAGCGGCTTGCGCAGATGGCAGGATATCGGGAGATCGGGCGGGTGGTGGACAAGCTGGTGCGGGAAAAGATGATTGACCTGAAGGGGAGTGATAGCGTTGACAAACCAAGAAAAAATTAAATGGCTGAGCCGCTACAGGATTCTGAGCAGAAAGGTGGATGACCTTACAGAGGAGCTGGAGCAGTGGCAGACCAGAGCCACTAAAATTACCCCAACACTGAGTCAGGAGCCACGAGGTGCGGGAAACGGAGATAAATTACAGAGCAGCGTTGTCAAGATATGTGAGTTGGAGGAAGAACTGGATCAGAAAATCAGAGAACTTTTATCCCAAAGAAAGGAAATTGTAGCGGTTCTAGATAGTCTATCAGACGATAACTTGCGGCAGCTGATGCGGTATCGGTACATAAAGGGCATGACTTGGGATGAGATTGCAGAGAAAATGTATTACAGTAGGCCGCAGGTTGTTAGGCTTCATGGGAGAGCATTGAATAAAATTGAGCTATAAACCAAAAGATGATACGAAATGATACACTCATCTGTGATATACTGTAAACTGAGGAAAGTGGGAACCGCAGGATAACACCAACGCAGATCGCCTCCTTTTCATGAATTGAACTCCTTTATTTGCACAAAAGCCGCCTGGACCGTAAGGACCAAGCGGCTTTTGTGTGCCCTATTTTGCGGAAGGGGATCGGCTTTCAAGATATTGCGTGATCGCCCGGCGGATAAACTCCGCCTTGCTGATACCGTCGGCTTTGATAGCTTCCTCCCATTGAGCAACAAGGTCTTTCTGCAGGCGCACAGCGATTTGAGAATAGGCTTTGTCTAAATATCGCTGCTTGACCTGAGTGGATGTTTTTCCCATAAAGTACCTCCTAGAAGATGGAACGAATCATAAAGTACAGGGCAAATAAAAGTCCTGCAAGAGTCAGTAATTCAATTACAAGTTTAAAAATATCTTTTTTCATGGTTGCAATTTGGAAAGCGGTTTGGTATACTTAGGTTAAGGGAAAGGGCTTGCGCCCCAACCCTTAACGGAAAAGTTTGATAAGAATTAAAATCCAGCCGACCAAGCTGATGATTCTTATCGTGAGCTCTTCGAGTTGTCCTACCAACTTGATGAGCTCTTTTATTTTGCTTTCCACTTTGTTCACCTCCCTTCATTGCTTATATTATATCATACTGATAGCAGTATGTAAATAGCTTTTTGATAAAAAAGAATTTTTTTAATAAAAGCCGCTTGCCTGAAAGGACAAGCGGCTTTTGTGTTGGCTATTTTGTCTTGAGTCGGATGATGATCTGGTGTTTTTCCGGGTCAATTATTTTTTCGATCGGTAAGGGACCCCCCTCGGCGTCCAGAAAACCGCAGGAACGAACTTCTGCACTGCCGAGGTTGACAGAATAGCTGGTGATGTGTCCATGGCCCCCTTTTTTGGGAGAAAGTTTAATGTCTTTAGTCTCCATGATGAATAGCCTCCCAGACGTCCCAGAAAATGACGATTGCCGCCAGGATGATGGCAAGCCAGGTGACCCAGGAAAAGCCTTTTTGGATTCCCAAAATCACATTGGCCATTGTCAGCAAATACAGCGGGACATTTTTAAAATACTTCTTGTACATTGTTTGCGGATGGGTTATAATTTAATTAGAGAGGGGAGCGAGCGGTGAACCCGCTCCCCTTTCGGTTAGCCCTTAAGCACTGTGTAGATGACTGAAATGATTCCGGTAATCAGGGAGACGATTTGAAGGAATTTTTTCAGCTTTTTAACAAAGCGCTTTCGGGCTTTTTTCTTTTTCTTCTTGCCCATCCGTTTCACCTCCTTTCCTTTGATTATATTATATCATAGCGTAACGCTATTGTCAATAGCTTTT